ACCTGGGGTATCAATACCCTTTTTACCGTCAGCACACTCCAAAATTTCTTCTTTTGAGATTGTATCTCCCTCTTGTTTGATAACAACCTTTACAAAACAATATTGACCATCAGTTTTTTCTGGTTGTATTGTTTTTACTTTTGAATATAATATTTGTTCACCTGAAACTGATATATTAACAAAACCAGATACTAGTAATAATACTAAAAAAATCAAAATTAATAATTCGTTTTTTCTCATTAACCCTCAATCCATCTTCCGTCTGGTAACTGACATGCTGTACCAAACACTGCTTTTCTATTTGGACTTCCAATTCCAACTAACGGCCATTGTTGTGTAATATCAACTGTAGCGTCATAATCTTTACACTTTAAAGGACCTTTCATATAAGAGCTGCTTGTTTTGATAATACCACTATTACCTGATTTCTGATTATACCAATTTGTATAGGATTGTTTTGACGGGCCTGTATTTAAATGGTCTACAAATACGGCATTGTGTACATCATAATCTGATTTATACATAATATCAGCACCCTTAAAGGCACCTACTAAAGCACAACTACCAATAACGTATGGATCTGTAACACCTAAATTCACACAAGCACTCGTGGCCGTTGCTCCACCCAATGTGGCACCAACGGTTGATCTGCTGGCTGAACAGTTAGTGACCAACAAACCAACAATTAATATTAAAAATATTTTAGGCATTCAATTTCTTTATAGTATCATTTACTTCAAAAAGTTCATCTTCTAATTCACTAATTCTTTTTTTGTGATTAGGTGATATTCCATCAAAGAGTTCTAATTTATGATGTATCTCTTTTTTTTCTGATTCTAATTGTTTTATAGTTATATCTTTATTTGTCATATGGTTTTGTATCCTTAGCTATTAGTCCACAAGTCGCCTGAATATCATCAATTAATTCATTCACTTCGGCATCTCTTTCAGGCGTCTTTATATTATTATATTTTAGATTATACAATCTATCACTAGTCTTTTTAAGACCATCAATCTTTAAACAAAAATCACTAATCTTGTGTAACATTATTCTTTACCTTTGTAAATACATTTTTAATCTTTGCCCAATTTCTAGCGTTTTGTTCTTTACCTTCTTGCCAAGAAGCTTTTTGATATTCTTTTATATCATTCACCTCGTTAACAATATAGTTTTTTACTTTTGTGTCTATTGTTTCATCACTCTTTGCCATTGTCATAGTCATTAAGACGGCAATGGTTATCATCATCATTGTTTTCATACTTTTTTCCCTGCTGTTTTAAGGTCTGACTTTGATACCACCATATAAGGACCTTTATTATATGCTGGCACGATAGTAAAGTTTTTACTTGCTTCTATCTTCCAAGAGTTATCAGGTTTTGTACCACCATCAACAATCTTATTTGAACATTGGTCTTCTACCTTCAAATAACTCAAATCTAAATTACCAGGCTTAGATTTAATCTTAGGTTTTTGAAATACACAAACCTCTTCAAAGGTAGTTTTAATACCTTTTGATATTAACCATTTGAAATGGTCAAGTTGAGTTTTGTATATTTCTTTTTTATTCATTATTGATTAAGCTTCTTTTATTGTAGATTTAACATCATCAGCTTCTTCTTGTGCTTTCTTCTGAGCATAAGTCATACCAAATACTTTTTTATAGAAGTAATCTCTAGGATTTTTATCTTCATAAGCGAGAATAAGATTATCAAAATTAACACTTACAAATTCATAGATAGATTTACTCTTTTTTTTCAAATCTCTATGTTCTTTTAGAAATTCAAGTCTATTGGTGTAAGTTTCTTTCTTTGATTTTTGATCTTTTAGTGTTGCGTTCTTAAACTCTTTAAACAAGTTTTCTTTGTCGTATTTAAATGTAGTCATATTTTAGTCCTTTTGTTAGTGTTAATAGTCTATATTGTATCAGAAATTGTATATAAAGTCAAGCCTTTAAAAAGCATTAATTCTACTTACTTTCCTAACTCTGAATCAATTTCTAGTTGTATTGATTCTTCTATATTTGACTGATTCGTAGCCCATTTGTCAAATTCATTAACTTCTTTTTGAAGTTTATCACTGTAAGTTGATAACCCCTGTTTAGCGTCATTTACTTTACCATCCTCAATCTGTTTAATTGCCAAATTGATAATGTCTAGTGTTGCTATTGTTTCTATCATATGTACTCCTATATTCCTAAGGCTTTTATTGTTTGTTCCTCTGTAGATGGTATTGGTTTGCCTTGTTTCAACCAATCCTCCATTTGTTCAAAGTAAAATGCTTCGTCTTCTTTACCACTATCTAATAATACTTTATTGGCCAATTTGAAAAACTTGTACATTGACATGTCTTTCATACTAGGCTCTATGGCTCTCACCACTTTTCCTGGTCTTTGATTACTCATCTCTTCCTCCTGATTTAAATTCTGGTAAATGGTTAAGATTAGCAAATCTACCATTCTTATCAACAGCGTAAGCTAAGGTCTGTCTATGTGTCTTAATAGTTTCTTTAAACAAGTCTTTGGCCTCTTTATAAGTCTTTACCATAGTCTTGGTACTTCTATCCAATGATCTCCACTCCGTAATTGCATATTCAACAGCATTATCTATCACGCCTTGTTCCCATTCAGTAGTTTTATTGTCCATTTTCATCCACATATCTGTTAATTTCTACATCACCCATTTCTTCAGCATACTCATCATCTGTGTAAGATACTTTACCAAGGTAGTCTAAAGAAGCACCATCTGTATAGTTGGCGTCAACCATATAAGTTGATACACCATTAACTTCCTCTGTAATTTCAGCATTTATATTTGAGTGATTAATACCAGCATCACCAAACTTCTTATCAGCTTCATCTTTAGTATTTGCCAATACATCTTGTTCAATAACAAGTGTGTAGTAGGTTTTCTTTCTGTACAGATTTTTACCTAAATCTTCTTTTACTAAAACTATATCAGTGTCTTTAAATTGTGTGTCCATAATATTCTCCTATTTGTTGTCTTCACTACTCATCAATAAAACAATGTAGTGTATTGCTTTTAATAAATCTTTTCTATTCTTACCATCTTTCTTACCATATCTACAAAGATACTTAATGGCATTAGCCTGGCAGAAATCTTTATCAATATCTAATTGTCTTAACATATCTTGTACTTGAAAACCATCTTTTGTGGTACTGTAGTGTTGGCCATATGTTGATTCAATATATTTACCTATCTCTTTTACTATCTTGTCTTCACCGTATTTCATTATATAGCCTCTGTTAATTTTTGTTTGTATGTTTCTAAAATTTCTGGATTATAGTCCGTTTTAAAAAATTGTCTTGTGTTATATGATTGTCCGTAATCATTAATATATCTAATGTCATCACTATTATTGTCATAACCGTAAACATCACCATAAGTTTCATAGTATTCGTCACCAGTTAAAATTTCTACTTTACTATTGCCTGTAAAATTGGTTGCTCGTTCTGTGTAATTCGTATCACAATACTTACAAATTTTATCTACGAATTTTTTTAATTTATCAAGTTTAGAAAAATGTACATTTCTGAATACAGTATTATATGAATAAAAAGATGGTTCATTCCTTTCATCAGATTCATATTCTCTGGCATAAACTAAATGGATTGTATTATTTTTATTCAACACTAAGCTGCCTCCAACATTGTCATTGGTACTCTATATACTTTACCACTTAAATCAACCAAACATCTAGCGTTCATTATTTTAGTAATAACACCTGGTGTCTTTTTAGTCTTTTGAACTACATTGACTTTCATACCAACTTTCATTTCATTTTTAACTTTGCCTTTAATAAATTCGTCAACAATTTTTTTTGTAAAATTTAATTGTTGAATAGACATTTTTTCTATTTGTTCCATCATAGTTATTTCCATTAAGCATTCTCCTGTTTTAATTCACTTTTTGAAATATTAGCTGAGGCTAATTCCATATCAATTATCTCATCAACATTTTCTGAATCAATACCTAACATTTGTTTATTTGATGTATTCAAAATATTAACTTTAGCTGTATCATAATCAATCTGACCATCTTTTAGTTTGAATATAATTGAATCTACTTCTTGTTCGGCCACATCTTCAGCCCATTGTTTTACTTTTGACATAGTGTTTTCTCCTTTTTGTTATTAATATAGGTATATCCTATCATATTTGGACTAAAAGTCAAGCCATTAAATAAACTTTTTTGTTCTGGTTTTGTACTGGTTTTAGTCATTAATTAATAAGTCTTTTAAGTCGTTTGATCTACTAGGGTGTTTTAATTTTCTCATAGCTTTCGCTTCAATTTGTCTGATTCGTTCAGCGTCAACATAATCAGTTTTAACAATGTCTTTCATCAAACGAGAAGCGATTTTAAATTCTTT